CAACAAGCCCAGTGCGCGCTCTCGGATGTTCTCCTCAGCTTGAATTGGTCCCATCATGGCCACATACGCGCGCAACCAATATTGTTCCATGCAGCGATAGTCACTCAGCCTTCCACCGTAGAAGCGCTGAAGCCTGGGTATCATCCTTCCGTAGTCTGTTGGCTCTCTGGGCTTGACTGGTCCGGCGCCTCCTCCGGATTCTTCGGCGAGGCGCCATGTGTAAAAGCATTTACGATCGCCAAGCGTTGATCGCGCCGAAGGCGTCTTGCGACGTCCTCCGGCAAGTCGAGCATCACGATCTTCAGGACACCAATCGAGTATCCTTCCAGCACGTTCAGAGCTTCGTCGCTCACGTCTTTGGGGTCGATAGCCTTGACAGAGTTTGACATGCGCTTCAGCTCGGCCAACTCATCGAGCGAGAGTTCGTCGTGATTGCGCATACTGTACTGATGGCCGTCAATCTCGACCATGTCGCGGTCGACGGCCATCGTGTCGATGGTTACTAGTACCTTACCCATCAGTGTGCCTCCTTGTGGGTTGTTGTTACTGAGCGAACGACGTCTGGGCGATCAGCAGCCCGAACCGAAGCGAGTCCGAATCGGCGTTCGGGTCTTCCAGCGCCTTGTACTCCAGCGCCAAGGTCGCGGCCGAGCCATTGCCGTCGAACATCACCTTGGGCGAAGACGACTGGTAGACCTTGGGTATCTGGTACTGGAAGTTCATCCCGTCGCCATATGGCGAGTAACTCCTGATGAGGAGCGCGAAGGTGGTGACGTCAATACCTTGCCGCATAGGCATTGTCTTCGCGCCTGCGACGCCTGAGCCTTGGGCGATGGAACCGAGTCCCATGCCGTTGAGTGCCTTGGCATACTGCTCCAGCGTCATGTCCTCTATCTCTACCGAAATGGAGAGAGACTCTCCTGTGCGAACAACCTTCACCGGGCCGGAGGAGCCGGTGGTGAAGTGCTCCTTGAGAGTCTGTCCATGTGTGATAATGACTCCCTTCTCGCTCTGATTGCGCTTGCCTGCAGTGCCCAGCGGCATCCAGTTGCCCGTGGGAGCCGCGTCTATAGCGGGGAAAGGCTCGCCCTCATAGGCGAGGTAGATGTCGGCGGGCGCCATGATAATTTCGAAAGGCATCATGATGTTCCAATCTCCCTTTCGTCGGCGCGTATTGTGAACTGCCGACGCATCGCGGGCCACAAGGTCTCGGGGTCCCGCGCTTGAATGGGTCCGCCAGAGAGAGTGCAACCGTGCAACAGCACAGCCCCGACCACCTCTCGGCAGAGCGTTTTGAGTGATTCAGCGACGACCCTTTCGAGCCGCGCGGCTTCCCAGTCAGACTCTCCGTAGCACACCGCGTCCACGTTGGCGTTCGACACAGGCCTGAGTCCTTGCTGTGCTGGGCCACCAGTGGGCACGAGTACTATACACTTCTGCGGCATCGCCTTCACGAAGTCTTCGCTACTGGGTATGCCCAGCACGTACACTTGCGCGATGGTCCGCGCGCCTGAAGAGTCCACGAACATATTCAGCACAGCAGCTTGGCTGAGCAAATACGTTCGCAGCGCACTCAGAAAGTCGGTCATGGCATCTCCGCCTTTATGCGAGCCTTCAACTCAGGGTAATGCTTCTCAGCGGCAGGCTGCAAGAACGGCCTGCCCTTCAGTCCAGGGTGATGGATCAGTATGCCGCGCCCGAAGCCATTGCGAATGATGTACGGGTCTGTGCCCTGCTCCACGGCCTTCGCGTACTTCACGCCTTTTGATCCCCATTGCCCGACCAGAGCATTGTCCTCTTCGTGAGCGAACTGTGCAATCTGGATTGATCCCTCCAGAATGCCAGTTCTATTATGAAATGAGTGTTCGCTCTTTGCTGTGCGGACACACGCGGCCAAACATCCGTCCATGCCGCGCCTGGCCGCTGACACAACGGCATCAGCAACATCCTTGCCCTTCCAGTTCAGGCTCACTTGTACTCCTGTGTTCCGGCCACGATGTAGTTCTTGCGAACGTACACGTAGTCCAACAGGAACAGGCCGAATATCTGGTTACCTAAGCGATCATACACAGCAGAGATTCTATCGTCGATTCTTACATCGGTGCCCTTCGGGAACATGACGAAGGTGCCACCCACGCTGATTACACGCTCAGGTGCGACCTTCATCTTAAGTCCCTCGCCACCAACCCAGGCGTAACATGGCCATAGTCCGCCAATGTCTTGCCAGTCAGGTGTCCCACCCTGGCCAAACCCGTCTTGCTGAGTGGGGTCCGTGTTACCAATCGCGCGATCGCGTTGAATGGTACACCGCATCGTCATTCGACTGCGTGCATTGTAACTCATGCCAGACCCCACTGCTTAAGGCCGTTTATTATCTTCTCTTTTTCGGCTTCGTAGTCGAAGGCCGTCATGGAGTAGTCGCTGCCAACCTTCTCACTGGCCATGCCTGTGTAGGCCAATTCAAGCTTGACGAGCTTGACGATGGCCAGGTCGCGGCGATTCTGGTCGGCAGAGGCGTACACCACGGTGACCTCGGGCGCCCATGAAGTTCTTGGGTAAGTCCCGGTCGCAAGGCGCTCGATCATGCGGCCTTCACCAGTCATGCGCGCGTCAGACGTCGAGGTGCCAGAGATGTCCAGCAGCGTTGTGGTTCCGTCGCTCTCGCGCTCAGTCACCGACGTCAATGACGCCGCCTTCCTGCGCAAGAACAGGTAGCGCGGATAATAGCCCATGAACGTCTCCGTCACGGGAGAGGCTGACCCAAATCTGCTGGTCAACTCCTCGTCCACTCCACTCAGGACGAGTTGCAACGAGGCGTCTGGTAGGTCAGTCTCTATCTGTAGACGAAGGTCGCTCAGTGCTATCACCCTGCACCACCCTTACGGAAGCTCGTACAGCGCGAACGTCATTCCGGTGACCTCCGAGAGATTGAACCGCATGTCGTTGGCGGAGTCGTTGAAGATGCTCGGAGGGAACGGACCGACCATGAGGTCGCCTATGCTCGCGGGCAGAGTGAACGTGGGGTCTGCGATGTCCAACCCCTGGACCTGCGGAGGAGTCTTGAGCGTCACGGTGCAAGCGCCTGCGCCCGACTTCTTCATGTGCATCATCACCTTGCCCGAGTTCTTGAACACGATGTCTGTCGTGCCCACGATGACTCCGTTGTTGTACACGCCGGTGACGCCAGGTGACTTGTTGAGGCGCTGTGCGACGAATCTGGTATCCATGCTCGCTCCTCCTTACATCTCGTAGATGGCGAACGTCAGGCCCGTCACCTCGGAGAAGTTGAAGCGCATGTCTCCAACTCCGTCATTGAACTGTCCCGGAGGGAACGGTCCGGCGATCATGTCGCCGGTCGTCGCCGGAACAGAGATGGTGGGCGCGGCCAAGGCCAAGCCCTGAACCTGCGCCTGCGTCTTGAAGGTGACGGTGCAGGGGTTGGCGCCTGACTTCTTGACGTGAATCACCGCGCGCCCGGAGTTCTTGAACACGAAGTCCGTGGTGCTGGCGATCACACCAACGGTGTACTGTCCCGCCATACCCTGCCGATTGATCTTCTGGGCAGATGCTCTGGTATCGGCCATTGGTTACTCTCCCTTGTCCGGTGCCTTGAGCACCATCTTGTTGGGAGCCTTAGGGGCGTTCTTGACGAGCGCCTCGTGCTCTTTTGCTATCTCTTGGCCTGGAACGTACGCCTGCTTGTGAGCGTCAGCGTCAGTGTCCTCGACCAGAGCCTGCTTGTTCTGGGTGAAAAAGAGCGTCCGATCCGCGGTCACTCCGTTTCCTCCGGCAGCTTGAACTGCGTTCCCTCGCCCTCGAGGGGCTTGCCCTCGTCGTCGAGGACCTGACCCTCTGGGGCGTCGGGCGGTCGGTCGTCTACGGCGGCCTTCTTGGCCTCGAGGTACTCCTCCACCTGCTCTTGCGTCGGAGGCGAGTGCCTCTGCACGAAGATGTCCAGGGGAGCGGACTGCTCGGGCGCGGTCTCGTCTGCCGCGATAATACCTAGGCTAACCCAGGTCTGCTTGAGACTCTCCTCAAACTCGAGCTCCACTCCGGCGTCGTATTCGACGCCATTGTAGCGAGCCGGTTTGAGGAGGGTCCGCTTGATCTTGTTCATCTTGTGGGCCCTCCCCTAAACCTTAGCCGGTGACCGGTGAGGGCATCACCTGCTGCGTCGGGCTGAAGCGGCCGAACCGCTCTAGCGAGACGGCTGCGATGACGGTCGCCGATGCCGTGGTCACCTTCGCTGCGATCCAGGTGAAGCCGTTCTGCACGTCGAGTGCGGCCTTGTCCACCTCGATGATGAGGGACCCCTGCACGTAGGCCTTGACGCAGGTGCCATCGTCCGGGGCCGAGGCCATGCCGATGACGGTCTGGTCGTCGATGCAGAACAGCGACACCGTACCAGCCGCGTTCACGGCGAAGACGCCGGGGACACCGTAGGTCGGGTCGTTGACGCACTTGACGAACTCGTCGCCGTCGGCCGTGTCGGAACCGGAGATGCTGAACTGCCTCGAGGCGATGGTGGTCGTGGTCGCGTGGGCCGTGAAGACGTACGTGCCGGTGAGCACGCCGTTCTTGTAGGTCGTGACCGTGACCGTGCCGGTGGCGAGGAAGGTGGCGAACGCGATGCTCATCACTGAGCCACCGATGAGGAGCGTGGTGATCGCGCTCAAGGAGCCGATAGCCTTCGCGCTCGTGCCCGCGCGATCTTTGGCCTGCAGGAACTCCACCTTGATCGTTCCGGCGGCCACCATGGCGGCGAAGTGGAGGGTGGCCTTGGCCTTCCTCCAGAGCTGCATGTTGAAGTATCTGCCGGTGACGTTCGTGGACGCGATGGACGTCGGCACCAGGCCGGGGTCCGTCTTGATCTCGTCTACGATCCTTCTCTTGGTGCCCATACTCTTCCCTCCTTAGGGTTGAGGACCTAGCGCGAGGACGCTGCCTCGCGCTTCAGTCAAGAATTTTTTACTGCAGGACCACGATCGGGGATGCTAAATCCACGCCATTGTCCATGAGCAGCGGACTCTTCACCCAGCTCATGGCGTCGTAGAACCACGTCATCTTGATCGCGGTCTGATCTTCGCGGAAGGCGACGTGCTCGGAAGCCGCGATGTACGGGCCAGAGCCGTCCTTGATGAGATAGTAGCTGGGGTCGACGAGCATGAGGTCGCCCTTCGTGCCGACGGTCGGCTGCCTCCAGGTGAAGTAGATCGGGAAGCCGAGCAGAGTGCTGGCCAGACCTTTCGTCGCGTCGCCCTGCACGAAGATCGCGTTGTTGTTGAGGTCGGCGAGACCGACGATCGCGGGGATCGCTTTCTTCGCGGCGATCCAGATGGGATTGTCGCCCACCATGAGGCTGAGCATCGTCTGGATGTCGACGAACTTGATCGTGCCGGCGGTGTTGCGGGGCACAGTGAGAGCGCACGGTGAGTTGAGCAGCCCCAGCGGCTCGTTGATGCCGGAGCCCATGATGAACTTGAGGTCTTCGAGTCCCATCTTAGCGTTGCGGAAGAGGTTCTCGATGAAGGACGACATGGCGGGCGCGTTCCGCAGGAGGGAGTTGCCGACCATCACGTAGCCGGACGTCCGCTGCGGTTCGAGCACGATCAGGTCGAGCTTGGGATCGTTGGCCATGCCCTGAGTTCCTTCGTTTGCAGGCGCGAAGGTTACGCCACCGTAGACTCCGGAGCCACCTTGGCGCAGGGCAGGCAGTTCTAGCTTGCCGTCGGGGAAGTTCCCGGGAGGCAGGACCTGCGCCCTGGGCCGCACGATCGCGGCCTTGGGGTCGACGGCCAGTATGGTCTGGCTCACCTCGTCGGGCACTGCGAAGCCGCCGGCCTCGCCGACGTCGATGCCCATCGCCTTGAGCTCTGCGCCGCCGTTTACCACGGCCTTCTGGCAGAACTCGCCGAAGTTCGCGAACTTCTTATCGCTGCCATCGGGGTTGCTCTTGGGCGATCCCTTGGGGAACATCGAGATGGACTTGATGCGGTCCTGGTTCTTGACGACCGTGGACTCGAGGTCGACGAGCTCTTGTATCTCAGCGTCAAGCGCCTCGAGTTCGTCGTTGAGGGCCTTGACCTCGGCGATGCGGTCCTTGAGGGTCGTGCCCTTAAGGTCGACGGACTTCATGAGGTCGCGCTCGTCGCCAGCGTCTTTGAACGCCTTCTCCAGGAGCTTCTGCTTCTGGGTGTAGGTGTTGCGCTTCTCTACTAACTTCGGATTCATTACGCTCTCCTCTTATTTCGGTGTTCGTAGAAGCGGGCCACCTCGGCGGCCACCATGTCGTGCTTCTCCTCCACCGGTTGGAGCTGCTCCAACAGGTCCAGGATATGCTCTTTCATGGCCTCGACTTCTTGCATGGTCACGGCGCTGATGAGTTGGCTATCTGCCTCTCTCTTCGCCGCAACGTCCTTCAACCTGGTGACCACCTCCTCTATCGTCGTGGTAACGAACTTGATGTGGTCGATTAGTCTCATGCTCGTGTACTGCTTGATCCCGAGTGTCTGGGTGCCGTTGCCCGCACCCATTAGGACGGGCGAGGCCTCGTTGCACTGGATGTGCTTGAGTATCCGCACCGTCTTGCCATCGATCTGCTGATACTCGCAGTCTATCTCGGGCAGAGCATACGACCACTCCTGCAGACCGCCAAGGTTCTTGACAGTGCGATAGGTCTCGTTGCCGGCCTTAGTGGGCTTGCATCCCTTGTTCTCGTCGCAGAAGAACTCGCCCTCGACGACTCCACCCTTGTCGCCGTCGTAGATGACGCCCTTACCAACAGGCAACTCTCCGTCCCAGCTGCCGTGGCCATAGGAGGAGATGATGATGTTCTGCTTTCCGAACGCGCCCGGCAGCGTCAGGTCGCCTTGCTTGTCTATCTCGTTGAACGGCGCGACGAGGGCTTTGAACGTGCCGTCGTCGGCCATCTTGAAGTCGACGAAGGCGAATGACTTGCGCTCTGTGGCTTTCACTTCATCCTCCTCAGACGTCCGTGGACGAGAGTCCGCAAGGCTTGATCTCGGACCAACCAATCTCGATGCCCACCTTGACGACACCAGTAGCGCCGAGCAAGGTGTTGTTCTGCAGTACCAAGCCTTCGCCTGCAACCAGGTAGAGGCCCATCAGGTTCTTGTGCGACTCGTCCATGCGGTTCATGTCCGGGTCGAACATGCCTGCATTGATCGCGTTCGACACTGCAGCGCGTATCTCGAATGGCACCGTCGAGAGCGTGCGGTCGCCAGGAGTCAGGGCCACTGCCTGGGCGATCTGGATGGCGCCAGGATTCGTGCCGTCCCACAGCACAGAGTCGGCGTGAGTCGTTTTCTTCGCGTTCCACTTGCCGACCGGAGGACGGATGTCGGTGCCGCCACTCGGGTTGGTCGTCGCCTTCATGCTCTTGAAGAGTGAGTGGTCAACGATCTGCGCAGCGCCGAACGCGGTGACCGTGTACCAGAACCACTTGAAGTAGTGGATCACGGCGTCCAGGTCAGGCTTCTTCCACTGGAACGAGAAGATGTCCGCACCAGCAGCCAGTCCAGCGGGCAAGAGGCCTGTGTACTGCGAAGCCATGAACTGGCCTTGCACGGCGATGTTGCCCTCGGGGATATTCGGGGTCAGTTGCATCAGGTCCCTCCATTGTCGAAAGCGTTCTCAACTATCGGGGCGAATGACAACGTCCCGTTCGGATGCTCATCGTCGGCCATGGCGCGCGCCTCGTCGAAGCTGACCTCAGTCCCATCGCGCGCCATGCACTCTTCGTCGGACGTTGGCAGGCGTCCGTCGTACACCATCACAGAATCAACGTTGTCCGCGCTCTCGTAGGCGTCAATGCTCGCTGCGTTCTGCGCGAACTTGGTCTCTGTGCGAGCGATCATCGTCGCTCTCATTTCAGACGTAGACCATGGGCCAGCAGCGACAGCATCGAGAATACGATTTGCAATATCTGCCGCACCCTCGCCTTCCGCACGGCCTTCTTGTATCGCCTTGAATATGGCATCTTTTGTCTGCTGAGGAAGGTCCACCAGACCCATCCTCTTTCCACCAAGGGCGATGATGTCCTGCTCATCTTGTGCGTCCATGTTCACACTGAGGCCTAAGACGTCGTTGATGGTCTTGTAGGTGGTCCTCGCGATGCTCAGATACATCGGTCGATAGTCTAGGTCTAGGCTCCCTGCACCTGTCGCGGTCGCGTCCGTGAGGTCGGTCCAGTCAAACTCTATGCTCTGGGCCTTCAAGTGGTTGACGTGGGCGAGATGCAGGAAGGCCTCTTTAGCCTTCAGGCCGTACGCCTTGAACTTGATGTTGAGGTGTGACGCCCACTTACGCGAGAATGCCTTTGCCTCTTGGTCGAGTCTGCGAGCCAACCTGAGTTGCTGACGCGTCATCTTCGCGCTCTTGGTCGTGGTCATGTTCTGATTATCCATTTTTTTTTTCCCTCACCAGGCTCTTCGCCTGGTTCGGTTGCATCTTCTGCGGTGGACTCGGGCTCTGTAGGCTCTTCGCCAGGTTCGGTCGCGGTCTCGTCGGGTGTCTCTGGCTCTACGCCGAGTTGGTTGAGAGGCACCACGGTGGTCGACATAGGCAGGTACATCACGTTGGGAATACCAACGATGTCGTATCCCTTCTGCTCGCGATATTCTTGGAGCGATATTGCGCCAGCCATGAGCTCCTTAAGCGCACGATCTGTGACCTTGCCAATGTCCTCTTGCAGCGACTTGACGTGTGAGTTGTCAAAGGCCGTCCTGAGCAGATCGGCGTTCGACTCAAACTCAGGCATCAACTGCAGGTCCATCTCGTCGGCCCAGAGTTGCTGCATCGGTATAATGCAGTCCTCGTAGGCCATGGCCCGCATCTCGGTCATGGTCGCACCGACCTTCGTGTTGCTCAGGCCTGCGCCCAGACCCACCACTGCAGCAGGAACGCCGAGTACAGCACTGACCCTCTCTTCGGGTATGGTGCGCAGTCGACCGAGGTCCATCTTTGAGGAGTCTACGCCAATGTAGTCAACCTGAGTAGGGCCCGTCATTACCATGAGTGAGCCGGCCTTGGCCCCGGCAAACTCTTGCTTCATGTAGGCCTTGGTCGCTCGCTCATCGTCGCCTAAGGCGCCCATCCTCGCGCCGCCCTCTTTAGGCGACAAGATGGTCCCAATAACACCACCGTTCTTGAGCATGAGCGCGGTGAACAACGACGCCTCAAGGTCGGTATACACTGACTCGAGTAGTATGCGCAGAGGCGAGAGACCGAGGCGCATGTTGTTGGGGTCGACGCCGTATCGTAGGTGCAGCAACTCTTCGGGCGGTAGCTGCACCATCTTGCCTGATTGACCGAGCGGGAAGTACTCATAGTAGTCTATGTACCCCACTGCAGGGACGTGGGGCCTGATGGCCCACCATGGGATGGCCTGAAGGCCAACGACGTTGAGGTGCCCGTCGCGAATCTTCAGCGCGTATGCGTTGCCATCGGTGAGGAAGTTGATGGCCATCGCCATCATCCAGGCAGAGCCAGAGAAGTAAGGCGATGGGTGCTTGAGCAGCCGCGCGAGAGGATGGGTGAAGTCCACCTCTTCGATACCCTCGCGTTGAACACCGATGGGCGACTCGGCCATCTTGCGCGCGATCCACAGCACCGTGGACATGATCAGGTCTGAGGTCTGCCCGTCTCCAACTGCGCTCTTGTAGTCCTTGCGGATCTTCGAGCGCTGGCTCATCACGGAGTTGAGCTCAGTTCCCAGCCAATCTGCGAAGTAACCCTTAAGGGCGACTCCCAGACCGCCTCGCTTGCCGTCGCTATAAAATGGAGAGCGAATGTGTAGACTCATCGTAGCACTCCCCACTCTCGCTTGGTGTAGCAGCGATAGATTATCGCGTCAATGGCGTGGTCGCCGCCGTCCACAGGGATCGGCAAGAACTTTCCAGAGGCCTTGTCTTTGCGCCAAGACCAGGTCGACAACTCACGAATTACGTCGGTGCTTCGCGCGGTCACGTGAATCTTGAAGCTCTGTAGGTAGCGAATGGCCGCGACCTTGTAGTCTGCTCCCTTGTCGCACTTCGCGATGAGCCACCCCATGTTGTTTAGGTCTTGGATGGTCTTGGG